ACCCCTCTTATCTAGAAGTACATATACTCTTAGTGTATATATAACGTTCGCCACCCATAATATTATGAAAAATACAAATGACTAACCTGAGTCACCTTTCTGAAGGTGAGATGAAAGAGATCCTAATGTTGCAAGAGCGTTTATCTCTTCTTGAGGTAAGGGACAAGTCAAAGGATTCTTTCATGGATTACATCCGGTACATCTGGCCGGGGTTCGTTGAGGGTGATCACCACCGTATTATTGCTGACAAGCTCACCCGTGTAGCCAAGGGTGAGTTAAAGCGGTTGATTGTTAACATGCCGCCTCGCCACACCAAGTCTGAGTTTGCATCTATTTACTTTCCGTCATGGATGATGGGCTTGAACCCTGACATGAAGATCATGCAGACCACGCACACGGCTGACTTGTCTATTAACTTTGGTCGTAAGGTCAGAAATTTAATGGATTCTGATGAGTATGCAAAAATCTTCGGAGAAGTGTCTTTAGCATCTGACTCGAAAAGTGCGGGAAAGTGGCAAACGAATAAGGGGGGGGAATATTTCGCTGCTGGTGTAGGAGGCGCGATTGCAGGCCGTGGCGCTGATTTGCTTATAATTGATGATCCGCACTCTGAGCAGGACGCTATGAGCATGAATCTGTTGGATTCTTGTTATGAGTGGTACACATCAGGTCCACGCCAGCGTTTACAGCCTGGTGGTTCTATTGTGATTGTAATGACTAGGTGGAACACGGCTGATTTGACGGGTCGTTTGTTGAGCCGCCAGACTGAGAGTCATTCGGATCAATGGGAGGTAGTTGAGTTACCTGCGATATTTGAGGATTCTGGCAACGTATTGTGGCCTGAGTATTGGAAGAAGGAAGAGTTAGAGTCTGTTAAGGCATCTATCCCTGTATCTAAGTGGAACGCGCAGTACCAGCAGAACCCTACGTCTGAGGAAGGTGCGATCATTAAGCGCGAGTGGTGGAACAAGTGGGAGAAGGATGACCCGCCTAGTTGTCACTATATTATTCAGTCTTATGATACTGCGTTTTCCAAGAAGGAGACTGCTGACTATTCTGCCATCACGACCTGGGGTGTATTCACACCGAAGGAGGGTCAGGGTGATGCGATCATTTTGTTGGATGCTATGAAGGGTAGGTGGGACTTCCCTGAGTTAAAGGCGATTGCACAGGAGCAGTATGCTGATTATGAGCCTGATATGGTTTTGATTGAGGCGCAGGCGAGTGGTACGCCGCTCACGCATGAGCTTCGCGCTATGGGCATACCTGTTGTGAACTATAGGCCCAGCCGTGGTAATGACAAGATGACCAGGGTACATGCTGTGAGTCCTGTGTTTGAGGCTGGCATGGTGTGGGCACCTGAGCATATATTTGCTGATGAAGTGATTGAGGAGTGCGCTGCGTTCCCGTTTGCGGCGCATGATGATTATGTAGACACAACGACACAGGCCATATTAAGATTCAGGCAAGGAAACTTTATTAATCTTTATTCTGATGAGGAAGAAGAGGAAAGTTTCCGTGATAAAATATCATATTATTAATCAACGCCGTTCATTGATCAGTCTGGCGTAAAGGAGATCTCCCCATGGCAACTAAAAGTGAACTTGACAGTGCTAGATCCAGAGCTAGAGCCAGAGCGACTAATAAACGAAACGAAGAATTCGATCAAAAAACTCGCAGACGCGGCGATCAAAACAGGCTGATAAGGTCGCTTCAGGAGAACGGTAAGCTTGCCACGTTGTTTGACAGGGCTACCACCAGTCCTTCTGAGCGAGAGGCTAGAGAGGATAAGCGGGTTTCTGATCTTAAGACGGGTCGTACTCGCGCTGGTGAAAGGCTTATAGCTAAACGTGGTAAGGTTCGTGACGCTGAGACTAAGGCTCGTGTTAATGCTGCAAGGCAATCTGAAAAGAAGAGAAAAATAGACAAGCTTCAAAAAGGCGCTGACGCTAACATTTCAAAGTTGCAAAAAGAGCTTAGGGCCAAAGACACTCAAAGGGCAGTTGACAACTTTACTGGCGAGACTGGTAAGAAGGCAAGACTTTCTGATGCGAAAAGAAGAGTTGATGCCAACAAAGCGATCACTATGTCCCCAGAAGATTTCGCTAATGTTCCTTCTGTTCCTCCTGCAAAGAAAAAGCCGTTCACCAAAAGAATGACTGCCGCTGAAGTTAAGGCGATGAAAGCCAATCCTTTGAACGCCAAGAAGGCAGCCAAGCCTTTAGGCGGTACCGCTCCAGGGATCATGCTCAGAGATTCTGGTGTAAAGCCCAAGTCCAAACCTACAGCTGCTGAAGTTAAAAAAAATCAAGGTAAAGCTTTATCTTTGTTTAAGTCAAACCAAAAGAAAGAAAAAGCCAAAAGCGCTAAGGATCAAGCAGTAATTGACAGCATTAAATCTGATTCCAAAGCTAAGTTTGGCGTTGGTGACAAGTTTGTAATTCGTGGCAATAAGGCTAACGTAACTGACACGCAGTTGAAGAAAACCGGCCTTACCCAAGCGCAGTACATGAAGAAGTGGCGTGCTAGTAACAAGCGTCCTACAGCAGCATCCTCTGCTAAGACCACCACCAAGAACACCAAGACTCCCAAGAAGGTTGGTTTTCTTCGCCGCGTCCTTTTGGGCAAGGACGGTAAGTTTGGTGGTTCTCGTGGCGCGATTGACTTCCTACCTGGCAAGTCTCGCAAAAAGAAAGAAGATAAACCTGTTAACAAAATGGGAGGAGGAATGATGAAATCCAAGATGTCTTCTAAGGGCGGCAAGAGAGGCGGCATGAGTAATGGCGGTCTTGCCATGACTAAGGTTAATGGTAAATCTGTACCGGCATTTGCTGCTGATGGTAAGGGCGCTAATGATTTGGCTCCTACCAGACGCAACATGGGCGGCATGATGAAGTCCAAAGGTATGTCTAAGGGCGGAGCGATGAAGTCTAAAGGCATGTCGAAAGGCGGAGCTATGAAGTCTAAAGGCATGTCGAAAGGCGGAGCTATGAAGAAGAAGGGTTACGCTAACGGCGGTGCTGTACGATCCAAGATGGCATCCAAGGGTGGCAAGAGAGGCGGCGTATCACGCAAGGCCACTAAGCCTCGTGGCGTAGGTGTAGCGAAGCGCGGCTTCGGCAAGGCGATGAGATAATGGCTATTCCCGCTCTTTTTCCTATAATCACGCTTATAGCCAGGAAAGGTATTCAGGCTGCAATAAAGAAGTACGGCAAGACTGCGGTTAAGAAAGCGCAAGAAGCGGACAAGAACCAACCTACTCCTAAGTATATGAAGGACCAAAAGGGTCCGTCTATTGCTGATAAAGAAAAAGCAGCTACTGCTGCGCGTAAGACTCGCAACCGCGTCATTGTTGGAACGGGCGCTGTTGGTGCTGCTGCCAAGGTCGGTCATGATCTTATGAAGGCTGTTGGTGGATCTGAAGTTGGCAGAAGACTCGCAGAGGTTGATGAAAAGGGCAAACCTTTGAAGAAAGCTAACGGCGGTATGCTAAACTCTCCCGCTGCGGTAAAACGCAGATCAGGCGCTGCTGTTAAAGGGTTTAAGAACGGTGGCATGGCAACTAAATGGGAATCTAAGTGGGGATAAAATAAAATGCCTTACCTTCAAAGCAACATCCCGCACTTCAAGTGTTGGATAAGAAGGGAATACACAGTTAATCACGAGCGATATCATGGTGAGTTTCTACACGCCATGGTCATTGCTGTTACTACAATGCCTACCAGGTGTCTGAGTTTTCAAGTTATCTTCACTGGGTGCGAATCGGATGACGATGAGAACGAACCAAATATCCACGGTGGTGCAATGTGGGCGCGAATGCCTATCACGGCTCTTGTTGCCGACACTCCGTTTCAAGAATGGCCAGAACCTATGGCTGTACATGATGCCCAGCCTTGGGATTGTTCTTCTCGCACTCACTCAGTTTACGTTCTAGATCGAGCAACGCCATGTCCTTGGCTGGCGAAGATTGATGGTAACCTCTATCCTGCAAAATATATGTTTACGGTAGACTACACCGACAATGAGATAGCAGACGATCCTGCACAGCACAAGCAGTCGCATGTTATGGAGTTACTTGATGCTGGCGAGTGGACAGGAAATATAGTAGCTTTGCCAAATAACAGGGTAAGGGTTACACATCCAGCTTGGTTTGAAACGGGAGAAGGCGCGCCTGACTTTAGACCATCTCAGCATATTCACTACAGCAAGTCTGATTTAGATTACACTCTGGATGTTAATCGAATATTTAATAATCTGTACGCAGAAGAGTAAGTTATGGCAATTGAACGTGGCGTAGATGAGATAGACATTGATGAGTTGGATATTGAAGACAACTCAAAAGAAATTCTTATATCAGATGAGTCTGAAGATGAACTGATGTTTGATGGCATAGAGGATGGCGATGAGTCTATCTTGGAAGACGGCACTATGGTCTTTGGCGAGGATGATCTTGATGAAGACATCCCGCTACCGTTTACTGCAAACCTTGCTGAAGAACTAGATAAAACAGATTTAGGTCGTATTTACTCTAATCTGATGGGCGACATCGATGATGATAAGTCCTCACGCAAAGAGTGGATGGACCAGTACACTGAGGGTCTTAAGTTTCTTGGCATGAAGTTTGAGAATCGTACAGAACCTTTTGACGGTGCTTCTGGCGTTATTCACCCCCTTCTTGCTGAGTCTGTCACACAGTTTCAAGCTCAAGCTTACAAAGAGATGTTACCTGCTGGTGGGCCTGTAAAGACCAATGTTATTGGTATGGGTACACCCCAGACTGATCTGCAGGCTGCTCGTGTGCAAGAGTACATGAACTACATGATCACTCAGGAGATGAAAGAATACGATCCTGAGACTGACCAACT